CAACGAAACCCGTTGGCTGTGCTGATCCACTTGGACCCGAATAAGCGGTCGATGAGTTGACCGCAGCATTGATCAATCCGTTATTGTCCATCACTCGCGTGGCTTGCCCGGTGCCGTCCTGACATCCCGCGTATTTTGTGTTGTTGGTGGTCGCTGCTCTGTTTATATTTAACCACAGCGAAGCGTTGTTTTGCCCGTCTGCTGATGGGCCACGGTTTGTATTGACATACTTCGCACCGTTACCCTTGACATCAACTTTTCTGGAATAATCTCCAGCCAAGAAGCCCACGTTTGTAACCGCCGGGCCTTTCGGTGTGATGAACGCACCAGGCAACGTTCTGGGCCCTCTGAGGATCAGGAGCTGCTCGGTCGCCGCCCAGTTGCTGACGCCGGGATTCAGGCTGGGGTCGGCCTTGCAGCCGATCACGAACGAGTTATAGACATCTCTGACAGCATCTTCCAGTGCCGCACCGTCTGCCGCTTCGATGAGCGCAATCCATGCGGCAGCGTCTGCGTCATAGGCAGATCGAAACCTGATAGAATTTATGTAGACAATATCGCTCATTGTGGCGGTTGAAGTTGGTAAATCTCATTAAGTCGATATTGCGTCATCATTTGCTCAAGCTCATTGTAACCCTCTTCAGCAAGCGTAATTTCACTCAATAGTTTCCAGATCGCAGCCTGCAACGCTGGAGGATTTTCTTTGATATTTTTTGTTTCTTGTATTGCGCCCAAAAAGACGGTCATTGCCGCCGCTTGGTCTCCTGTTTTTCCTTCAGTTTGCACGACGGCTTGATACACAGAGCTGGCGATCAGTGCATCATAGAAGCCTTGATAGTCCGGGCCTGGTGGAGGGTTATCAATTACATCCCAGCCATAGGCAATAATCCTTAAACCATAGTCTTTCGTTTTTGATGGAATAGCGGTTTGATTTTCCTCAAGATTTGGATATGGATCTTGAATAACCGTTAGCACAACCCACGGCGGATCCTGCAGTCCAACCACATCGCTACCGTCTTGCCGTGGGTAAGGCCTTTCTTCGTTGGTTTCTGTGTTTGCTAAAATGTAGTTCATTACGAAGACCTCCTGATGGTTAGAGTTAATTTCGCTAGTCTAGCGCCGCCGCTAGCTTGATCAATATCAAACCTAAAAACATCGCCAGCGCTAAATGTGGTTGTAGACAAAACTGGAGTGTTGCTGGCAGTGGTTCCGCCCACGTTAATTTGTGGTTTTGTGCTGAAAATACTAGAACTATTTAGCCTTGTGTTGACAATAAACGCGGCGCCTGATACGGCTGTCTCGCAGTCAAGCGCGGCGCCTATGATCGTTCCGCCTACTGTGGGAATCCACCGATCAACCGTTTGAGCTGCTACCGGATCCGATGATCCGCCTGATAGTGCGACGACCACGAGCGTAGTGTCCCGCTGGTGGGCATGATCAATCGGCGCGGCGAATGAGCTAGATCCGGCCGATGCCGTGGCTGCAAGCGCCGCTGGCGCCGCGGATCCCAGCGCCAGAAGTGTTGGCCTACCCGACAGATCCGCGTATGCGCCCGATGTGGCCACATCGGCCAGCACCGGCCAGGGCAGGACGTGAACACTGCCGGTTGTGGCGTGCACCCGACCGACCGTCGCCACCTGCTGGGCGTTGGCGGCGGGCCGGGTGGCGGTCAGCACGCCCCCGCCAGAAGGAACGAACAGCGGCGCCCCGGGTGTCATGCCGGCGGTGTTCAGCCCAGTAACCTCGCCGAGCAAGATTGCATGGCCCTCGGCGTTGTTCGCCAGGGCTTCCGACAGCACGAACAGCGCCGGCATCGTCCCGGCCGAGGATGCGCTCGCGGCCACCACCTCCAGCGTGGTGGTGGCGCCCACGGTGCCCGTGATGCGCAGGGGCGTGCCGGCTGCCAGTGCGCCACCGCTGAGGTTTTTGACGTGGGCATAGAGCCCGCCCGCCAGGTTGCCGTGGATGTGCGGCAAGATGGCCAGCCCGGTCAGGGTGAGGCCCGCGAGGGTGGCCGTGTCGCTAGACCCCAGGCCGATGTAGTCGCGCGCGGTGGCCTGATCCACCAGCGCGAGGAACGCCCGGCCGAACGCGGTCTGACTGGCCACGGCGGCCAGGTTCGTGAGATTCGTGCTGAGCGGCTGGTAGGTCTGCGCCGCTGCTGAGGCAGTGAGGTAGCCCTGCAGGGCGTTGGAGAGCTCCTGCGCCGTGGTGTAGCCGGGGTGGGGGTCCTCGGCCTGGCTGTGCGCCAGGATCGCAGCAGCCACCCCCGCGAGACCCGCCAGCGCCTGCGCTGTGACCCGTCGGCAGTCCACACGCTGGGCGGTGCCGGTACCGGTGCCCACCGCCTCGCACGAGAACACGGTGCCCACCGCGGCACCTGCTCCCGCGCCCACGGTCTGCCAGTTGGTGTTCCCGAGGCTCACGATGCGGTAGCCCTGGCCCACCGTCAGCGCAGTGGCCAACACCGGTGAGCCGATGTCCTGATCGAGGGGCAACAGCTCACCCCCGGTCAGGGTGCCCGCTGCGGACTGGGAGGAGATCGAGCCGGGTTGAACTGCCATCAGATCGCGATCAGGGGGATGCCGGCTGGGGTGGTCAGCTGCTGGCCTGCTGGGGTGGTCAGGAACAGGGTGATGACGGGCTCAGGGGTGACTGCGATGGGATCACTGAGGAGAACCTCGCACCATGTCCCGTCGTCGAAAGGTTGCGCCTGGATCTCAACTCGAAACGTCTGGCCCTGGGCCGTGAGCACGTCGCCATAGGCAAAACTGCTGGCGTCCGACGTCAGGGCCGTCAGAAACCAGCGAATGGTGACCATCTCGTCATCGAGCACCATGCGGCTCCTGCGGAGCAGGAAGCCGGTGCCCGTGACGCCGTTACATGTGAACTCAATGCCCCCCAGGTGCCGCTGAGCCACCTGATCAGCCGCTGCCGATAGGGTGGCCCAGCCCATCAGCCGGGAACCCCGCTGAGTCGCACCTCGCAGGTGGTGGCTGCATCGGTGCAGGTCTTGGAGAAGATGCCCGACAGGGTATGCCCAGTGGAGACGGCGGTGAATTTTTTCGCGGTGTTGTCCCAGTAGGCCTTGGCACCCTGGGCGCCTCCGGTGCCGGTGCCGGTGCTCTTGGGAAAAGTGTAGGTGCCGTCAAGCATGAATGTGCCGACCGCGTTGGAGGCCAGATCGACAACGGCCACCGCCACAATGGCGCCGATCAGCGCCGCTCCACCCGATGCGACTGCATAGGGTGCGGCGAGCGGCAGGGAGCAATCTCCCGGATAAACTTCATTTTTCATGGCAAGTCAGCTCAGGTGTGAATAGGTGGATCAGGTTCCGCTGGAGCGGAAGAAGGCGCGATGGTCGCGGATTGCCGCGCCAAAGTCAATCCGGGCCATGAACTTGATCCCGTCAGGATCGCGCAGCGTTTCGCTGGTCAGATTGGGGCCTGGCTCGTCCTCCAGATAGCCGTACACGATTCCGGCAATCCGCTCCTTCGGTGCAACCAGATACCACTGAGTGGCGGAACCATCGAGACGGCTCTCGACGATGGGCTGCATTTTCCCGACATAGGGATGCACACCATTTGCACCAGTCAGCGCGGAAGGCGCGTAACCGTTTGGATAGAGGAATTGAAGGATTTCGTCCTCAAGATCCGACGGACCCATCAGGAAGCCGGGTTCAAGGTTGATCGCCGTTCCCGCTTTATCCGTCTGCTTGCGCATGGCTTTTCTGCCAGCGGAGATGGAAGGAATAGAAATGGCACCCGTTCCCGTGTTGTTGTGCGAGGCGTCAAACAACGGCAGACCATCTTCAGCGCTGTTTGCGTTTGAAGTGATCAGTTCGTAGATCATATTGGACTCAAACCTTCGGAAACCACGACCGAACAAGGGCAGTGTTTCCTCAAGCGCTGACAGATCATCATTGATGATCATCTCGCGAGAATAAAGGATTTTCCTGGCGTAGGTATAAAGACGCCAAGATGCCCGGCTCTCAGAGATCGTTGCGGACTCATATTCACCGCCCTCTTTCAATTCCTTGGGGATCAGATTGGCGGAAATGTTAAAAGTCTTTGCGTCCTTGAAGTCCGGGAGGTTTCGCTGCAGAGCGATGGCCCCCCAGGTGTGAAGTTCCTCCTCATAGGCAGGCATGAGCGTCTTGTTTGCCGCGTTCTCAAGCAGCAGCGGAATGTCACTGGTGCTGTGAAGCGCCCAGACGGCAAGCTCCGATTTGCTCCGCCCAACCGGGTTGACTCCATTCATCTCCATGGAGGCCTTGATCAGGTCCAACATGCTGCAGCCCCGAAACTGCCGGGCAGCTTCAGGCATGACAGAACCGGGCTTGAGACGGTGCTCGATGCGGGCCTGGATGCCGGCCTTGACGTTTTCCCCCGCGTCTCGCGTCACCTGCACGCGGGCGGGGTGGCCTGCCAGGGGGGCCCGCGCATCAGATGCGGCGGCTGCAGCCTTTACGATCTCAATGGCCGCCTGTGCCATGGGCAAGCCGCCATCGATCAGCGCTTGCACCTTCTCCGGGGGGAGGTTGGCGTGGGCAGCAGCGGCCCGGATGTCATTCTCGCGGCGAAGACTCGCCAGCTCGGCCAGCTCCCCGCCAGATGCGACAGGAGGGGCCACGGGGGGCAGGGCGGATGCCTGAACAGGAGCGACAGTAGCCTCAGGCGTGCGGGTCGCTTGCGGCTCAACAGCGGCCGGTTCGCCCCCGGCCTGAGATGGCTTGCTCATTTGAATTGGCGGAGCTTCGATCTGTGCCAGTGTAGCCTGCGCCCAAAACTTCAGCGATTCCGGGAGGGCTTCACCGGTGAATCTGGAGGGATCCAGTGCAGGTGCCTTGGCCTGAACCGCGACCGGGGGGGAGATCTCGTCAATCAGGCCTACATCCAGTGCGGCCTGAGCAGTGAACCACGTGCCATCGCCGTTGTTGGCACTCATCCATGCGGCAACCTCCTCTGCAGAGCGCTTGGTACGCCTGGCGTAGGCATCCCGATAGCTGCCAGAGAAGCTGTCGAGCTGATCAGCCTGGCGCCTGAGGCTGGATGCGTTGCCGCGTGCGCCGCTCCAGCAGTCGTGGATCAGCATCAGGGCATTTGCTGGCATCACCGTGCGGTCGGCCGCCATCACCGGCAGGGTTCCAGCGCTGGCAACCACGCCATCGATGTAGGCAGTCACCCGGCCCTGATACCGCTCCAGCAGGTTGAACATCGCCAGGCCCTGGCCAGCATCCCCGCCATAGGAGAAGACGTTGATACTGACGTCCTGGGTTCCCGCCTCAGCAAGTTGGGCAGACAGATCCTGGACACTCACATCGAGACCGATGTCCCCGTAAAGAAAGATCGACTTCATGGCTGAGAATTGCTTGTGGGCATTGTAGGCGGAGTGGCTGGCTGGAGGCCTGAGAAGAACTGCTCAGCGCCGGGATCCGTCGTCAGCATGATTCCCCTGGATCGAGCTTCCTTGATTTCTTTCTCGCGCTCTGCGAGCACTTGCTCGGGGATGTAGCCGTAGGAGCGGTGAACTTCCGCCAGGCTCATAATGCCAGCCCGAACCGCCTTGTCCAGCGCCGGGATCTCCTTGGTGGGATCCATCATCTCGCGGCGCGGCGGGGTGTGCGACCACATCACCCGAGGGCCCTTCAGGAGGCCAGACGCCCGCGCCAATTCATCGTGCCACCTGCAGACTGGCATCAGCATTCCGGGGTAGCTGATGTTGCCACGCAGGTGAGCAACGCGCCGCGAAAACTCCAGCCAGCCGCCTCTCATGCTGCTGTAGTTGACGTTTGAAAGATCGCCAGTCAACGCCTCGTAAGTGATTTCGTAGGCAGCGGCAACTTCATGGGCGTAGAGCTTTTGCGTGGTTGAAAAATCGCCAGAGGTTGGCGGTGTGAACGCTTCAAACGACCGGCCAGGCGGAAGTTTGTAGTTCATTCCTGGCTCAATTTCCTCAAAAACCTTATCATCATCAACCTGATTATTCTGGCCGTCACTGTCGCTGGTCACACCAAAGAAACAAGCCGAGATCTTATCCTTCATTTGCTGCGCAATCTTTGTGTCTCCCATGTCCCGAAGAGTCAGGATTGCGGCGGTGCCAAACGGAATACCCATCCGTTGGCCAGCCCTTAAGTCTTCAAAATGTAGGCTTATTTCGTCTTTTGAAACGAAACTGCTTGTGTATTTGATGCCGTAACCAAGCATTGACTCGCCCGGATGTTTATCACGTATCCAATAGCCCTGTAACCTGCCGGCTTCGTCAAATTGCTGGCCAAAAATGATATTGATCCCGTTATCCTTGCCAAAATCCAGCCAATCAGGTTCAAGCATCTGTACCTGTAGTGGGACCATTTTATATTTTTCCAGGATTTCAGGATTTATTCTTTTCCTCAGCAGTACAGCACCACGCACGGCGGTTGTTCGTGCTCCTATTGCCTGATTTCCGTACCAATTACGCTTTTCGTAGAAGTCAGAGATTGGTTCATCACACCAGGATTGCCAGAGCCTACCGTATCGCTGTGCCGTGTTGGTCGGTGTTGACATAATGCCATCACCTATCCAACTATTCACTATGACTCCGATAGCTTTTTTTGCATAGCCATCGTTATCCACAAGATCCTGATGGCGCTTGACTAGCCAGCTCCACGCAGAGCGTAGGTCTGCATTTGGCCCGGCGGATGTTGCGTACCACCCAGCCGTGCGCCGCGACTCCTTCGCTGCATCAAAGGCCGCGTGTATGCCGCGAAGGTTTACGGCGCCAGTCATGACATTCTGCGCGGTGTGAAGTAGTGCTGGCTGCGCGAAGTGGTCAGATTGAGTCCAAGATCTGCAATCATACTTTCTTCGATTCTACGCATTTCGTCTAACGATCTAAACGTCATCTCTCTTCCGTCAGAGAACCTGACCTTTGAAACGCCCTCGGCGATCCGTTGGCGCAGATTTTCGAGATCTGACAATGTGTAGGCCATGGTTGCATCTTATCGCACAAGCCAGCCTTTGCGATTCCTTGGGAGCCAAGGGCTTTCCCTGCCCTGCTGCTCGGCGTTCCGCTCCAGTTGTGGGCCGATGGAAGCCAGCGCCGCCGCCTCCAGCTGATCCCACATCGTGGCGCGGTTGTAGCCCCGTGAAACCAGCTCCCGAGCGGCAATGGCATACCGGGTGCAGTCGCCGCCCTCGTCGCGGTGACCTGCTGGGGGGTCGCCCCATTTGTAGACCGTCTGGCCACCCTTCCGCACCGGTACCCGCCGCCAGGGGAACAGCTCTTTGAGGTACTGGTCAGTGGAGATCAGTTCATTGCCGAAGTGCAGGTAGCCGGGGCCTGGCGCCGACACACGGAGGCGGTTGTGCAGGTGCTTCACGCTCTCCTGGTACCCGACCCAATGCACCTCAATGCCGCGCTTCACGATCTGGCCCTTGTGGTTGATCTCGGCGGAGAACGGCTTCCCGAGCAGCGCTTTACCCGGCTGTGGAGCTCCCCGGCAGGGTGACCAGACGCCAGGGCCGCCCGCCAGGTGAGCACGGATCGCGTGCATCGAGGCCTCAAGACCGGCCTCATCCTGAAGGCCTTTCGCCATGGTCAGGCGGGCGCCATCCTCCCGAACCCAAACCGTTGACGCGATCTGATCCAGCTGGCTCAGGACCACGGGGTCTTGCGGGTCGCCGTCGATCTCGAAGTGTCCCAGGTGCCAGCCCTCCTCACCGCGGCCCCAGCCCCAGACGGTCACCACCAGCCGCTGACCAGCCGTGCCGCCGCCGCCCTGTGTGTCCCCGCCAGCAGTGACCAGCAGCACGCCATTGGGCACCCGCCAGGGATCGGAGCTGACGGGGCCATAGCCGTTGCCATGGGCGATTTCGAGCCGCCGTTTGGCGAGGTTGTCGGCAGTGATCTTGGTCGCCAGGGTGTCCTGCCAGGGCCGCCCCCTGTCCGTGTTGCAAAAGGTCTGCATGTCATCGGTGTCTCCCTTCTGCATCTGCTGCAGCGCGGCCTGA